ACATATTGTAGAGGTCTTCGCCAGCTTTCAAATCGCCACTCTTGAACCTCTGATAGATAATTTCAAGTAATTGCTTCATAGTTACCTCCAAATAAAATGAAGGTGCGTTACCGTTCAGAGAATTTAATCTCCGTGCGATAATGCACCTTCTATACAATCACAATATTTTATTTTCTTCGTCTGCGTCCCCCTCGATGGTGAGAACGCTCATTCATTTTCATACATTCCCACAGGACAACCGCCGGGAACGCCAGTATCAGTAATACAATCTTCATAGGCTCATTTCTCCGATAGCGGTATCTCAACTTTCGTACCGTCAGAGAACTCAACCGATACCGTAGAATCATCGTTCAACTGGAACAACCATACCACATCGGCAGTCACGCCGCTTTGTACGCTGGAATCACACTGAATATAACCATTGGTTTTTTCACCTGTTGGTACAATACAAGGGATTTCGGCACCGTTCTGAAACGCCTTGACCGTAACATAATCAGCCGGGATAGCTGTTTCGTCACTACCATTCGTGTACTGTGTGTAAACCGCTACGCAGTCTCGGTCAGCCACATTGACTTTCTCACCGCTGACATACGATATAGTGTGTTGGGATTCAGTACCACAGGCAGTGAGACCTAACACCATCATTGCGGCACATAGGATTGATAGGATTTTCTTCATTGCTCTACCTCCAATGGGAGAATAGGCGTGTGCACACCCTGCACCCAGTCCACATCTCCGTATTTATATTTGCCCTCATAAAAAGGACGATTAGCCAATATTCCTCGTATCGTAGAAGGTTGAAACCTCTTACCCTTTCGCGTTCTATACCCTTCTTCATACAATGAATCACATATATCCAAGAGCGTTGCTTTTTCTCGATCGTGTTCTCGGAACACCATTTCTACAATCGGCTCTTCATCGGGATTAACTACAAGGACGCCATCCACACTGGTGTACCCGTATGGCTTATTTCCGCCTGAGTACCCGCCGCATTTGGCTTTTAGAGATCGTCCTCTCCCTGTACGCAATGCTATATTTCGGCGTTCCTGTTCTGCAACAAACATTAGCAAAGAGCGGTATATATTCGCAAAATCATCGCCCTCAGAAAAATGCTCCTCTGTAGATAGTAGTTTGACGTTTCGCTTTTCGAGTGTATAGAAATAATAGAAATACAATTTCGTATCACGAGCCACCCGATCATTCTTGAATACAATTACCGCCTCGTGGCGAGGCAAGACATCGGACTGATACAGGATTTTATTCAATTCTGGCCGATTGTCCTTTGCGCCACTGATAGTGTCTGTACACCAGTCCACGATTTCATAGTCATGTTCATTCGCATATTCTAAAATTGCATTTCGCTGGACATCAATTCCAAACTTATCATCAAGCGATTGCTCCTCCGTTGACACACGAATGTACCCTATTGCCGCTTTCATGAGATAATTACCCCCTCAAGTAGTAAAAGTAGTGGAAAATCAAAAATTGCGGTAACTTTTGCTATATACGCGCGTACTAAGAGGAAGTTACACGCAAAATGCTGTTTTCAACTACTTTAACTACTTCACTCCTTCTTTTTGTAGGTGAGAACGATGTCATAACCGAGAGCGTCCATCATTTTAACGAAAGTATCGTTCACGATTCCACCATTCTTTTTGAGAACTCGGTTGATGTACTGGCCAGTAGTACCGATTTCTTCACCTAACTGCTGTTGTGTCTTCCCGGCTTCGAGGAGCTTCACCTTTACATCAACTTCAATGTTATTCTCAATCATGTTTTGACCTCCTGTTTGTTGTTTGTGACACAAGTATAGCACGATGGAGCGGGATTGTCAACACTAATAGGATAAGAATTTATCTTTTGTAAGGTCTTTTTAATTTTTTGGGGAATTTACGGCACTCCCTACGGCCTCTGTCCTCCGCTCATATCCCCCCGGGGGTATGCCGCTACGCCTTTATATTTTATTATAAAAAGGCTTTTATAATTAGCTAATACACGGAATGCACATAAAATAAAAGCCCGCTACATTAGCTCATATTAGCTAATACGCGGGTATGTGCGTCTAATTATGATTAAAATTTACATTTACTATATACAAGTAGCCGCACATAAAATAACCGCCCCCGGCCGGTCCCGGGAGCGGTTATTTTTAATTGCTTTGCTTTATTATTTCGGATAATACCATAAACGGAAAAAGCAAAATACATAGAACTATCAATTCCGCTTAACCTCCATAATTTCAATTACGTTGCTTTTCAACTCTTTTCTAATATCTGTTTTATTTAATGCGTACATTTCAATGATACCGTGATATTTTGTTTTCACCCAAAAACGGCGCATATATTCGGCAAAAGGAATACACCAACCGACGCATTTATAAAAGGGGGTTCGGGTTGCAATGTGCAAATCTTTCAACGGCTGTAAATTTCCATTATCTGCGGCAACCAACGCCGCCGGGATGCGTTCTGTTAAAACTGTTTCAAATGCGGGAACGTCCCACGATACAAATTTGTAATGTCTCATAATTTGCAACCCCCTTTACAACACGCAAAAGCGCTTGTATTCTGTTTCCCGGCTGTATTCCGTGAATAATGCCGGGTATGCTTTCTTGAATCCGGTTGAATCAAAACGACTTGAAATAACCGTTTTATTTGTCACTTTTGCCGTCCCTTCAACGTGTGTTTCCTCCGTGCCCATAAGTGATAAAATATCACTTTTTAGCTCGTCGTTCATGGCGTTTAACTCTTCAATTAACCGCTTGTTTTCGCGGTATTCATTGCATAGCTTTTCAAACGTGCTCATTGTTTACCCTCCCCTATTCTTATACATTCGTTTAATGGTATTTTATACCCATATAAACGGACAAAATCGCCGCTATTGTCATGGTAAATTTTTAGCTTATGGGGTTTTTGTTTTGACTTTGCACCCCACGCCCCGGAAACACAATATAAATAATCATTTATACCGTATTCAATATATTTAATTTCCAACCCGGAAAAGCCGCTATAATACGCAATGCTTTTCCTGTTCATAATTTCGGATTTTTTCATTTTATAACGCCCCCGTTTCTAACAATTTATAAATAATTTTTTCATCTTTTACCGGGATCGGGAAATATACCCAACTTGTACCATATTTATAACCGCACACCGGGCAAGCCTTGGAAAGCAACCCGTCGGGGTGTTCGCTTTCTTTTAACCATCCCAAAGCCTTTGTTTCAGTGTGTCCTATGTCTCCAGAATAAAGCGGCTTTTTCGGTTCGTAATATTTCGCCAATTCTGCCGGCGGTGTTTCTGTCCATGTTGTGAGAGAATAAGACAACCTGGCAAAAAAGGTTTGCTCTGTTGTTGGCGTGAATGTTTCCCCGGCTGTAAGAGCAGATAAGGCGGCTTTTTTCGCATTGTCCTGTTCAGTTATGGCCGCCCTTGTCATTCTCCAATGGTACAAAGTAACTTTTTTACTTGCTAACTTGTCCCATCCGGCGGCGTGTTGGTGTTCGCATTCAGGGTGCATATCATTCAAATGGTACGCCTTCCATAACCTGAATATTTCGGAAAAAATGGGGTTGTCCATATACGGGGCGATTGTGTCCAAACATTGGCCGCCACAAATACAATTCGAGCGTAGGACGTTCCACACCATAGCAGAGACAGAAAAACGCTTTTTTCCGTTCTCCTCTTTGTATTCCATTTCAACCGTTACCCGGTTTTTTGCTTTCCCTCTGTTTTCAAAATCAATACAACCAAAATCAAATGTTCTTTTCATGCTCTTTTATCCTCCTTATACGTTTATTTCTAAAGAATCCCACCAGCTTTTGCCGCCGCCGGAAATGTTGAATAATTCTATAAATGTATTGATATGCCGCATGGTGGTTAAACTATAACCGCCCCATAATCTTATAAATTCCCCTTCAGGTGTGATTTTGCACACCTCTGTATTGTAAGATTGTAAAATTTTTTCGCCGCTGTCCTTTTCAATGATTTTAGCTTTACCGTAAAAGCTCTTTACTCTGTCGAACTTCCCCGGGCTCAATTCGTACGTTTTCATTGTGTTCCTCCTGTATAATCCGTTCCGTGTTGTTTCTTGTCTTACTATGGTTATACTATAACACTTTCCGGATTGAATGTCAATACTTTTTAGATAATATTTTATCTTTTTTGTGTTGGCTTGTAATCCTATTTACATTATATAGGCTGCCCCGAGACGCCAACCGTATATAATGTAAATAATATAATATCCCGTATATAACGCCCGCTGCATTGATCACATAATTTTTGAAAATTTTACCATCAAAAAGAACGCCGCCCGCGGGAAAATTCTTCCCGGAGCGGCAGTTGATAGTCGTTAGTCTATAGTCGTTAGTCTATAGTCGATAGTCGTTTTTATAGTCGCTGCGCCATAGTCGAAACGTTTCTTAGTCGTTAGACTTCTCAGAGTTTCCCTCTGATAGTCGTTCAGAATCCGGAGCTATGTAACGACGTCTGATCTCCTCTACCGAATAGTCGCTATCATTTCTCTGATTGGGCGTAATAACATGCTCGGTCTTATCTTGATAGCCATAGTTGTTTTTGCCCAGGAAGATACCGGCCACAGGATTGACCTTGCCGGAATTCATGTAGGACTCCCACAAATTTTCGAGCAAAAAATACGCTTTTTTAATGAGGTCGGTTATGCCTGGCGGCAACGCAGTCTTATACCCCGTACTTCCTGTAGGTGCGTCATGCGTAATAGCCCACAAAGTCTGCCGACTCATACCATTCAATGCCATAGCCATACCGGCAACAGTCGGTTTCATATCAGCATTGGCATACAACGCAAAATAGTCAGAAAGTCGTTGCTGTACCTCCTCTGCGTTTCTCATATCAATGTTCGGCATATTGAACAACTCCATATTTACACTCAAGAACTTTGCATTATCTCCCGTGTCAAGGTTATACCCATTCGTACCGATCACAGGAGAGTTGCCGCCCCTCGGTTTACATTTTTTCTTTTTTGACGAAACAGTCTCCTTAGCCGAAACAGTCTCCTTAGAATTCTCCATACAGTCTCCTTGCTTTTTAGTATTATTGCTCAAATTCAGTCTCCTTATTATTATTCTTATTGCAGTAGTAGAAGTAGCTAAAAACAAGTATTTGCGTATAACTTTTACTAAGTACGCGCGTATATAGAGGAAGTTATACGCAAAACGCTCAGAACAACTACTTTAACTACTTCAAAAGGCCGTTTTGCGTGTATTATTTGTATTTTGTGAACAAAAACCGTCCATCTTCACTTCTGTACAACTTATTCAGTCTGCCTTCCCAGTTATTGTCAGGAAACAGTCGGCAGTGATACGGGCCGATAGATTCCGGGCAGCTGCTACAGTTTACCTGATTGAGACAAAAATCCTCGCATGTCATGGCCTTCAACTTAACGAGCGGTTTCGCTTTACTCTGCTGGTGGACTTTCGGAATTGCAACATTGAACGGCTGTTTTTCGTCAAAGAAAATATGACAAATCCCATCACGAATAATGCAAAGGTGCGCTCCATCAACCGGGTGCTCAAATAGCGTCACAGCTACATCAAACTCCAACTCCATAATCAAGATGTAGCACTTATACTTTGTCTTGCCGCTCAATGGGAGTCTATTGAGTTCTTCTATAACAGCGGTTCGTAGTCGACTATATCGACTTTTCTGAACTCGTCTTGCTATCTTACTAACAAGGTCATTGAACTCTTCCTTCATACCGTTGTCTTCTCGCTCACCTCTAAAAAGTATCTCTCTCATTCTTTCACCTTAATAATGATATATTTTTTCCCTGTCCTCCGAATAATACCTCTCTCATTTTTCACCTCGATAAAGAGGTATTTGCCGTCTTTAGTTTGATACGGCTTTCGATTAAAACTGCTTTGCCCACAATAAACGACACCGCAAAATTTGAGAAAGAACTCCGCATACGTCATAGCCCTGAATTTACGCTTTTTCTTTTGGCACATTTCTGTACACATTGTCCATCCTCCTTATTCGTCTACTTGCAAGATAATACAAGGTTTCCAAAACTCATCGTACTCATTGACTGTTTGTTTCACGAGGACATCGAATTCATCGTCCGTCAAATCCTTATATTGTTCTTCTCCAGCCAGAACATCTTCCACATCTTCTGCAAAGTCATCTCTGTCTGTGTAGCACTTACACTCGTCGATTTGCTGTTCGCAGTCAAGAAATTCTCCTTTTTCCACACTTACATGGCTGCAACTCATATAGGGGTAGTCACCGTTGTTCGCATAGTCTCCGGCAAATACCAAGATCGGCAAATCCGGATTTTCTACAATGAGTTGTTTTAGTTCATCTGCAGAGTGCAGCAGACCGGTCGGTTTTCTTTCTTTGTTAGTCATTGACCTTATCCTTTCTGTACTTGTAGTTAGAGGGACGGTACAGTTCTCTCCAATAAATAAAATTCATATTTAATGTAAAACCGTACTTTTCCCAACGCTTCATATCATTATTATATCGACAGACAAGTGAATCTCCAGAATCAGACAGCGCAATTACGTCTTCATCGTTATTTGGAAGTTTGTCCTTTACACTAATCCAACCGTTATCTGTTAAAATGCTGTCATCGTGGCATTTTAAGAAACGGTTAATCAGTTTGGTGTCGTGCAGAACTTGCGCAAAAATTGAGTTCATTCTTCTACCTCGCTGTTGAGCCATTTTTCTATAATTGGAAGACAGTCTGCACTTTCTTCCTCATTGAAGCAATATGCAACTATCGAGTTAATGAATTTTGCCATTTCCTCAATATTCATATTTTGGTTTCGCTCGTAATTTGTCATTTCTGTGCCTCCTTTCTTTTCCTAAAACAAGTCCATATTTCCGCATATTTTTCACAAGGTTTAAAGCCTTTGTTTTTACTGCACAGTTCATAATGAATACAATCTTTGCAAGTCATTTTTCATTCATCCTTTCCAACGCTTATATCTCATCCCCAAAAGAGTTCCAGCCTTTTCGGGTGTTTCTTGCAAATAACTCCACCTTGGAACAGTTAGGGAACATATCTTCAATCATTTTGTAAGCGATTTCGGGCTTTTTGGAATGGCTTGTTGAGTGTTCTCGCAAAACAGTGGTATATTTGCCACGATATTCTTTGATTGGCATAAGAATTTTTCCTTTTTTGTAAAACCACAATAAATATTCGTGCGAGTATCTTACAGTAAACGCAGGAGCAACGCCGTTTTCCTTATCCCATATAATGCGAGCGTGCAATTCATACCCTAACTCTCGCATGAATTTTTCCGTTTGCGGTAAAAACTTGTCAATCGTCCACATAAAGACATTGTGTTTTTCTGCGGTGTTATTAACGAGAAATTGTTTGTGCAGCTCTTTTATATCGCCGAGGTTCATGGTCTTATAATCAAGCTCTTTGCCTTGATTTGGTCTGCATTTTCTTGTATTGCCTTTTTTCTGCTGCCACGGCGGGTCGGAGTATATAATTTCATATTTTTCCGTATGTTTTTTTAGATTATCAATAATCACTCTTTTTCATCCTTTCCAAGTTTTAAGGCGTGCAGATACGCTATTTCAAAATCAAACTTTTTCATTTTTTTACTCCTTTAACTTCCTCGGCGGGTCAGGCAGCTCTCGCCAATGAGTGATGCGCGGGCGGAGTGTCGGTAAAACATTCCACTCACTTCCTCTGCGAGACATCACGTAGCAACCGCTGTTCAAATCGTAAACGAGCACTTTTCTGTCTGTGTCCGGCAGCCTGTCCTTTACACTAATCCAGCCGTCCGGCCGGTTAAAACTTGTCATTACAGTGCACATCGTCTTTCCTCCTTAATATTCAACCGCTTCTTGACGGTTGATGAAAAAGCTAATGCCATGTGAACATTCATTCCAGCGATTATCGTCAAACTCATCCGGATATACAAACTCTCCGACTTTGTAAACGACATTAGGCGAATAAGCCGTATTTGTTATACTGTTCGTTTCAACCGGCTCACCTGATAATGTTGTGATTGACAGCACCTTTGCATAGCTTGCTCGGCATTTTCGCGTAGTAGCAGAACTGCGCTTGGCGTCAGCCGGAATGAGAAGTTTAACAATATACCCACTGCATTTTTTGAATGCAACGAACTCGCCTTTTTCGGGGCAGGCATATTGGATGAATGGAATGTTTTTTGCTCCACACACGTCGGCTCCATATATGTCGGCTCCACGCATATCGGCTCCACGCATGTCGGCTTTACGCATGTTTGCTACGCGCATGTCGGCTCCACGCATATCGGCTCCACGCATATCGGCTCCATACAAGTTCTCTTTCCGAAGGTCGGCCCTTACTCCGCCAACCTCGAAATGTAGCCATTTTTTGTGTAGTTCAAGCACGACTTTCAATTCTTCTTGTGTCACTTGTCTTCCTCCTTTACAGCTAGTAGTAAGATTTTACCGACTTTCCGATTTCTACCGATAGTTTTGCGGCAATAACACGAGCGTGTTCATACTGGGCTTTCACCCCAGTTTTATAAGTGCCTTCCCATTTCTTACCAGAGTGGAATAAGGCTTCCCGGATATTGTTATCGTTGTCCATAAGAAGTTCGGTTTGGTACAGGTTTAATAGCCGTACCAATTCCTGCTTTTCGGATATCGTCATTTTCTGTACCTCTTTTCTGCGGACTTAATCATCTCGTGGATTTCCTCAATAGACTCCGCAACCTCGACATAATCCCCGCCAATAAAATAGACAGTGTTATTACCCTGTACGCAAGTAATAGCAGTGACGAGGTTTAGATTTACAAGTACCTGTTCTGTATTCGTACCTGTGAGCAAAATGAACATTGTTATACCTCCTCAAAAATGTCGAGAGAAACGATGATTTCGTCCTCTTCAGTATCGTCTACGGCAACATAACCAATGCCGTCGCATACGCCACACAACTGGTCGCAGTCCAAATCTTCCCCCATTGCTCCAATGAAACTGTCACGGTCGATTTCAACCACTTTGAAATATCGTGCCATTATTTCTCCTTTCCGGTAATTAACTCAGAATATGGAAGACTCTTAATCCAATCCATAAATCCAACAGACCATTCGTCCAATTTATGATTGTTACGAGATTTATAAATATTTGCCAGGACTTCATAATTCAGCATAACCGTCCGTTTCTGATTGTAAGAGCTTGGCAAGAGCTGAATCATTTGCCACCACCACTCTTTTTTAGCGTCTGTATTACACCAATGATATGCGTCCCTTGCCTCGTTCAACAGTTTAATAGTTTCTTTCAAATGAACAAGCCAAGAATTTTCAAGATGTTCACAACTAAAATCTTCTATCGTAAATTCCTTTTCTGCAATCTTGTGCATAGTTGAACAAGAGTTAGCAACTGTGCCGACCTTATATGTGTCAAATTCTTTCCACCAATATAAAGGCGCAGTAATATCAACATATACCGCAATCATTCGCATGAATTTACGATGGTCTGTACCAGCGTTGCAAAGTCGAGTCATAAGATTCATATCGTCATAGCCAACGACAAACTCTTTATTTTCCATTCGACTTCTACAATGATTTCTATCAGCTCTACATGAGTGGCAACCTATCGTATCTAAGCAAATCCCACTATCGCTCTGTTCCCAAGAGTTCATCGGATTGCGCATCCCTCTAATGGCTGACTTCCAACCCATAACTTCAGTGTTTTCAAATTTAATCATCGTCGATCTCCTTTCCATTTTTGTCAATGAGTTTGCTTTAACGTGAAAGTCTGATTGATTGCATTGGCCAACGCTTGTACGAATTGTTCGTCATTGGCTTCATTTCCATAGCCCAAATGAACAAAAATCCCATGCATAATTTCATGTACAAGAGCTTCTTCCATTGCGTCCTTCGGAAGATTTTTATTGAGTTTGATTTCGCATTTTCCATAATTTATTTGGCCGAAATGTGTGTCCACGTCAAAAGAATCTTCGCAAAGTGAGATTTTATGTGAAATACCACATATTTTTACAGAATCAACCATTACAGCACCTCCTTCAATTTCAGACCGCAATAGGTTGCATAACCACTCGAGGTCGATTTCCTGTCGAACCACTCCGGGTGACGCTCCATTTCAGAATTGAACTTACGAGCCGACAGGATATAAGCACCCTCGGACTTCGCCCAAATCTTGAAAGCGTTGTACAGGTCTTTTGCCTTGATAACGGTCAGTGAGTTTTCCTCCGGGACACGCTCACAGCGGTTCTCGAGGAACTGTAATACGAGGTCGTTATCACGCTCGTACTTGGTGACAACCGATTTCAGACGGTCACTCATTGCAAGTCCACGTTCTTTGTAGTGGATATACCCACGCACCAGCCACATGAAAATGCCGCTCATGCTGGACTGTTCGCACAGCTCGTCTTTGAGGTGTGTGTCCTGTTCCTCCGGGGAGAAGTGACGGTTGAATTCCACCACCTTGATACGCTCGGAAGCGAACAGGGACTTATCTGTCACCATCGGAAGGTCGTTACAGGAAAGCCATAAGGTGAACTGCGGCTTGAATGTGATTGCCGACTGATATAGCGCACGAGCGGAGATTTCCTCACCACCTGTAAGCTGCTTGATCTTCTCCTCATCCAGCTTGCCATATTCATTGCTTTCGGCCATGGTGACGAAGCGTTTGCCCTTCAATCCTGCCAAGGTAGGGCTGGCGGCTTCTGCGTCCTTCTGACGGTCTCCACGGCAAATCATACCGACCGGGGCAACCTTGGCATAGTCACCGAGCATAGTCTCGATAGTGTTGAGCAAAGTGGACTTACCGTTACGAGTGGTTTTGCCATAGAGAATAAACATGCATTCCTCGTTGCTGACGCCTAACATGGAATAACCAAGAGCCCTTTGGAGAAAATCAGCTTTGTCCGCGTCATTCTGCGTGACCTCGGCAATGAATTTCTCCCAGCGTTCGCATTTCACATCACGAGAAATCGTGTGGCTGAAAGCGGTCTGCATTGTAAGAAAGTCCTTCCAGCTATGCTCCCGGAACGAGTAGTCCCGGAGGTCGTATGTACCATTAAGACAGTTAATGAGGTAGGGGTCTGCGTCGAACTGCACAGCAGAGATACGAAGCTCTCCTGTAGCGTCCTTTAGAATTCTGTCACGCATGCGCCGATCACCCATCTTGTTGACGAACCCGGTGTAGGACTTCCTGGTGTCATCGTCCTCGATTTCTCCGCAGTAGAGAATCATCAGCCGAACGAAATCTTTGATTTTCTCTGAAACGAGGATAGAACCTTCGTCCTTGCGCCACGCCCCCTCATGGTAGGTGTACCAGCTCTTATGCTCGGGACAATACCGGGCTTCGTGGGAGTAGAGCAATCCGAACAGGTTTGCCATGCCCATTTCAGACCACTCAAAGCCGGAGCTGGTCTCGTCTGCTTTCTCGGGGTGATACTGCTTAATCAGATACATCTTCGAGGATAATTCCTCGTCCATAATGACACGACCGTTGCGTGTCTCGAAAAGTTCTTGCATTACCTATCACCTCATTTTAAGAACTTCAAGTATGTCTCTGTACCATTTTTGGTACATCTCACACTCGATTTGCAGTTCCTCATAAGTTTTTTCGTGTTTAGAAATTAAAGACCCATGAATACCCAGGGAGACGCTTAATGCCTCATTGATTGCCGCCATTTCTTCATCGGTGAGTTTGCCAATGTAATCCCCTATCCTTTTTTTGGAGATCGTATAGACCTGCTCACACATGGCAATAGAAGGACACTTGCATTTAATCGGTACATGAGTGGGCATTGAGTTTTTAGCTTTCGTGGTTAAGAACACAACAGATACAATCGAAGCATTTTTGTTCCCAATATCATTGGAAACAATCACACCGGGTCTCCCTTGAGAGATCATCATTTCTGAACCCGTGTGCCCTGTTTCTCCATTCAGTATGTAAAAAATTTCACCTCTGTGAACTTCAACATCATTGATATTCATTTCGATTCACCCGCCTTCTTACCAAGAATGGTCAATGCGCAAACTTGCTTTGATTCAATCCACCATGCGCATTTTTCTTTTTCGCAAACCATGTAGGATTGAGTGCCCGCCGTTAGAAGCGGGCATAAACATTTATTCATAGATTTCCCTTTCATCGTTTGTACCTTGTAACGCTATTGCATATAGTACGCAATTCATATTTATCAAGCGGAGGATCACAAGCAGCAGTATTGGCGTACAACAACTCATCGTAAATCTGAGATTTAGTGTAGCCTTGATTGTGAAGCACACCGGCCAGAGATGTCAAACAAATGTTACGGCTCCCATCTGGAATTCTCGGGTAGGCAGGACGAAGCCGTAAGCGCCCATTTGCGACGGGTTCCTCCCAGCTGGGTGAATATATCTTGTCTCGCTTAAAAAGCGTGTCATTTGCGCTCTCACGAACTTCTGGAAAGTATGTTTGCACAACATAATCAATCGCTTCTTGATTCTCGATGATTTCCCGATAAAGAAGTGTATCTCCGGTCATGATAAAGTATCGAGACGCTTTATAAATCTCCACACCAGAAAGGTTGTTTTTTCCCTTAAAGGGGAGATCACCCCGGAGGAGAATGTGAAATCCACGCCCACTCCGGGATTTCTCCGTGTAGCTGTGACATTTGCCAACAATATCAGCACCGAGGAAATTCATAAGGCCGTCTTCATCGTAGCCGCAATCAATGTCAATTCCGACGTAGCCATTGTCCGCAAAAACAAAACCGCAGTAGTCATAATAGCGTTGGTTATACGATTCGAGAGCAGTCTCAAAATCTGACCATGTTTCCGGATCGGTTGAAGAAGCAGCTTTGTTCTCCCATGCTTTCATGGGGACTTTGCTATCATCCGTCGCGCACACCCATTGGTTAAGATTCTTCAATTCCTCGGGGATATTGTCATAACAAACCACGCCGCTTTGCCACCTCACGCTCGAGCTCAGTAATTAGTTTCCATAAAGTGTCCTGGGACACATTCGCCATCGTCGAAACCCTGTAGATGTTATCGGGTATAGTGTCTGTGCCTCTATACACTTCCAGGAGCATTCCTCTTTCTTTGCCAGAATATAACCTCAATGCACTTTCGCATGCGTTCCAGTTATAACGATCAATGTCGTTGCGAAACACCGGGTCAGCATGCCGTGCATAGAACCGCAAACAATGTTTGACATACTCGGAATAAAACGATTTAGCCATTTTTATCCTCCGACTTCGAGGCACTCTTACGCTTTTGGCGAATCCGTTCCCCTGCAAAATACCACTTGTTATCAACGGCAATAGGATAATCTCTGAATGGTGACACTCCTTGCTCGCCATGGTCAATGATATGTTGAGCGGAAAAGAAGGATAGTTCGGTTGACACCATATCCTTACCTGTTCTCAGAAGTGCTCTAACTTTCCCGTTATCGTTTTTCAATTTGTACATATCTGTCTCCTTATACTCCGTGAACATGTGCAGCGATCATGTCAGCGTGGTGTGTCCACAATACATTCGGATAGGAATGAATTGCGCGGGTGTAATCACTCCACTCGGCCTGGTCACAAAAAGCTCCCATGTGATACCGAATACACATGATTTCCTCCTCGGTCAGCTGAAAATACTGTGACAACAGCATGACTGATTTATCGCCGTGCCCTTTAAGTAACGTGTCTTTGTTGTATTCCCACTCGACAATGCGGCTGTACAATATGCCATCTTTGCAACGACTCCCTCTATATTGGTCGATTTTACAGAGGTCGTGAAACATACCTACGATGTATGGGCTACCGGGATCTTCCCACTTGAGACCATTCTTCTCTGTAAGGTCTACGAGAGTTTTCATCACGGCGCACGAATGGTCGAACAGACCGCCCTCGTAGTTTCCGTGATACTTGGTGCTTGCAGGAGCGACGAAGAACCCCTTATCTAACAGGTCTTTCTTGGCACAATAGGGAACAATGTCACCCACGAGACTATTGAATTTGTCAATACGTTCTGCCAGTGTCATACGTCACCCTCCTGTCTTTGAAGGCTGCGCTCTGCTTCAAAACCGTTCGGGTAGCTCATGCCATCCTCAGTGCGGAGAGCTTCGGCCTGATATTCATTGATAGTCATGCTTTTTCCTCCTGTGATTTCGCCAATTCAAGATACTTCTTCAAGTACCAATCGGCTTTCTTAATGTCTTCAACACCGTTCTTACCCCTGTGTCGGTAAATATATTTGAGAGCATTGCACACACAGAAGTCCTTCGTGGCTTCCACGCCCTGTGTCTCGAGCATTACCTCAATGCACTCGAATTTCCCGGTCTTATAATGCGCCGGGTGATCGACATTATCTGTCATGCGACACCTCCTATTAAAAATCCGGGAGAGGAGCTTGCCCCTCCCGGCTGATTGCTTAACCCAACAGTGCGTCAATATCCAGTCCAGTCTTAGCCGGAGCGGAAGTGGTCTGTGTCTTAGGTGCGGCTTTCGGAGCGGCGTTATTACCATTACCGAGAGTGAGCGCACGAGCGACAGGCTCGGTGTCGAAACCGTCTGCCGGAGACTTGTCCCCGAGGTTTGCGAAAGTGACTTCCTTGTTCGGGTCTTTGTTGCTCGGAACTTTGGTATGTACCACCTCGGCTCGAATGTAATGATCGATGAGCTGCCCTGGATCAATGTCCTCCATAGTGTAGTCATTGAGTGCGGTTTTGGCAAAATACGAGAACGCATTTAGAGCCTTCTCATTCCACTCATCATTTTTATTCTTGAGCGAAAAGCGTTCGGTATGAGTGATCCCTTGAGCGTTGATAAGTTTTACTTCGATTTTACCGAAGTCCTCATCGTAACTCACATCATAAATACGGAATACATACTCCCCTTCTGGAATGAGAGTGAAACCACTTGTCATAGGAATACGTGCCATGTTTTTGTCCTCCTTTAATTTTTAATTGTTTGTGGCATTGCCGATAAAACCAAACAATAATGCCAATGATTGATTCTCACTAAAACCGGCGTTGCATAATTTTTTATACAAGATGTAGAGCTCCTTGCAGCATTCATCAAGGCTTATCTCACTTTTAGTGTTTTTAGTGTTTTTAATGTTTTGATTTGTATTTGCCGCTAAAATAGCAGCGAGCGCGTTATCGATATTCATCTTGTACCTCCATCATTTAACCGTCATGCGGTAAGATTCAGATTTCTTGCTGTATTTGTCCAGTAGGCCGTCAGCTTTCAGAGCGTCCTTATCAATGCTGGTGGTCTCGGAACGAGATACCGTCCAAGTGTAGTCAGACCCTTTAACCTCGACCTTCTTATCACCGTCACGGAACTGTTCCATGGCGTGTTTCTTGATAATGTCATTGATGGTCTTGAGACGCTTCTCCTTGTCTGCGGTAGAAGCGGAAATCTCGTCCAGCTCCTTCTTGAGACCTTCGGCTTCTGCAATCAGAGCTTCCATGTCAGTCTCCGGGGAAAGAGTGTTGGTACGAAGTGCTGCAAGGATTTCAGCGTCCTTCTTCTCGTCATATTCCGGGGAGATACCAGTATCGACATAATCAGCCCACCACTGTTCAACAGCGGCTACCTTGTCTGCGAAGTCCGGGTAGCGTTCGGAGACCTTGAACTCAACTGTGATAGTGTTGCTTGCGGTCGGCTGATATGCCGCCGGGTCTTTGTAGTCCTTCTCGTCAAGGAAGGAAGCAACCATAATCACATCGTCCACACCGTACAGGTAAGCGTATAACGCCGCCTGTAATGCGTAATACTCGGGAACATCGTTCTGCCAGTCCTCCGCACGTTTGGTGGTCTTCATTTCGAGAACAGCTTCGATGGTCTTACCGTCCTCACCCTTCATCAGATAGTCCCACATACCGCCAAGGTGTTTGCTCTCCGGGAAGAAATCTCCCCATGTCTTATTGAAGTAGTCCTCACCCCACACATCAGAAGGGCGAACAATGTCCATGCCGTAGGACTGCTCCATGTAACGAGCCTGTTTCGGTTCGATGGTCTTACCAGCGATCGTGTAAATAGTGTCCTCGAAGGGCTTCTCGTAGGTCTTAGTGATTGCACACCACATTTCAAACGGGGTGCTCCATGGGTTAAGACCGAGGATGGTGGCGAATCTCGTACCTGTGACCTTTTTGGTCTTTTTAGGTGGGGCAATCTGAATCCGATTGCCCTCGAGCCACTTAATGTCTACCATCTTTAATCCTCCTCGTAAATGATTTCAAGTCCGTATGCAACAGCTGCTTCATGCTCAATGCGACAACCTCTTGCTTTTTCCCAGCCACGGCAGAAGTAAGCAGCGTGGCACTTGCTCATATTCTCCAGCGACTTGGCAAGGAAGCACAGCGGGATATTGACTACGCCTCGCTCTTCCATCGCTTTGTCACTATACCACTCGTCAGTGAACAGGGTGTTTACGACTTCGTAGCCTCTTTCCTTCAACACCCGGATTGCTTTCTCTCTTGTAGTGATAATCTCTGCCCAACTCTTTCCAGCCATCGGCTGTGACAGCATAGCTTTCATTATTTATTTCCTCCTTCCAGCATTGCAGTTATTTTCTGAATCAGCGTCTCGCAATCGGACTTGGAAATCTCCGTGAATCCCTTTGTCTGCACTGCGATGTTCGCAATCATTTCCTCCTTGCTCGGGTCAGCGTCCTTGAGCTTCTTGAGAACAGCTTTCAGGCCCTTAATCTGTAAAGCAGAAGCATTGTCAGCCGGAGCAGTCAGATTCTCCTTCACTTCCTGTCTCTGCTCGGGAGTAGCCGGGGCTTTCTTCTCTGCCGCCGGAGCGGAAGCAGTCTCGCCCTTGCCGAGATTTGCGTCAATGGAATCGCTCTCGCAAATGTCCAGCGCAATCATATACAGGTAGCGCCGCATATAGGTGATAGAAGAACCGAGAGCTTGCATTTCGTTTGTAGCCTGTTTTCCAGTGTTGCTCACGATAGGAGCAATCTGATTGAACGGCGCAACGAACGATACCGATTCATCCGGATTCTCGGTGTTGATAATTTCCATGGTAGCGACATCTGGCGTGAAGTTCACTACTGAAATCAAACCAACTTCGTTGAATATGCGGATAGCGGTCGGTACAATGTCCTCGAGCTCAAAGTATTTGAAGGACAGGTGCATGTTCTTACCGGACTTCTCAACATTTGCGTCAAGAAATTTGGAGCGTGCCATCAGCAATCTCTGATACACATTAGCGGTTTTTGTGGTTTTGGTTGTTGTAGCCATTTTCTTTCTCCTTGTTGTAGTTTTTTCGGGCTTAATGCCCATGAAATCATTAACACGTTTCCGTGCCATATCGATATAGAAAGACTTATCCACATCGGAAATGGAGAGCTGATTGTCGTTGTCGATGATACAGTGTTCCGGAAGCATTTCGATTTTGGCTGTGGAATCGTCCTCGGACTTAACCTTGTAGATTTTTCCATACCTCTCGTCTGCGGTCGCATATACCCGGTTGACCTTTTGCACAGGCTCTTTCACGCCATCGACAACGTGATAGGTTTCCTTATATTTCGCACCAGCTTTGGCAATAATCTGAAACTGGAATATATCGTCACAACCATTGATTGTGTCCTCGACAGGTGTTCCGTTTACAAAGAACTCTTTCAAGGCTGTTGCGACAATCACACAGGAGTTATTGATATTGAAAGCACCAGCCGGAGCGATACCCTTCACGAGATAGCCGCCTTTGGCTTTTGCTTTGCCGCCCTGCTGAACCTCAACGTAGTTGTTTACGTCTTTCTGCGCTATCTTGACAACGGTATCTTCCTCGAGGTCAAAGCCTGTACGAGACTGCCATTCAGCACAGATAGCGGTCAGTGTGTCGTAGTCCTTCTTATCGCATTCGACCATGATACCGTCCGTGTTGAGCTGGACTATTCGCAATCCTTTAATCTCTTGATAACAGTGTTCCGCAAGTTCAAGTAGATATAACTGCCCGGAAATGCAGACCGAGCGACCCATGAGAGGGTCATAGAGGTCGTTGTACTGATTCAGCAAGCAGCCGTAGGTGGTGTTGCAAACCAGTTTTAGAGCATTTGCCGTGTGCTTATCGCCAGCGGCTTTCGCTTTCATTCTGCGCTCGAGAATGTCCTCGTAAATCTGCGGAGACGGAATGTTTCTGCTCGTGTACCCATTGATGGTACAGAGGTGTGGATAGTAACTTCCTACGTCCTCATTCCAAATTCCTCTATCCTCGGTTTCCTCCCAAAAGAAATTCGGGATCGCGCCGTGAATACCGCCGTACCCGAGTGTCACAGGGCACTCACCGATATTCAGATTGAACTTGCCTTTGAAAAGCTCACTGTCTGGAATGGAGAAGTCATACATTCTATCGAAGAAAGCGAAAACCTCCGACGGTATGTACTCTTTTCGCAGATTGCTCGGGTACACATACTTGCGTTCATCATCGTGCGGTTTTTTGGTTGCTTTCAGCATTGCCGCAGTCAGTTTGGCGTTCGTCATACCCATTGCCTTGACTTCATCCAGGCCAGCCAGCCGACCGAGGTTGATTTTGTTCTTCAAGTAGTCCTTACGAATGTCAATCAGTCTCTCGGCAGTATCAACATCATGTTTACAATAGAACTCCGTCTCGGCTTTTTCCTCCGAAGTGAGAGGACGGTCAATATCGAACGGTACACTGGACTCTTTGACTGACATACCGAGGTGTCCTTCGATAGCCTTAAGGGATAAACCCTGCTGCGTGTCATCTCGAATATCCACATTGTTGAATCTGAAATAGTAATCAGCCAACTGTGGACATTGCCAGCCTTGCCCTCCGGCGATGATGTAATCGTTGACCTGTTTTACCTCTTGAGGGATGAGACCGGCAGCAATGGCCTTGATAATGTACTGGTCGTAGTGCTTCGAGTTGAAGCCGACATAGATACAATCATCAGACAATGCCATTTTCAGCGCTTCGTTGTCGTTCCAAATACAGGTGTAAATGCCTGTTTCCTTATCTTTGAGAGTTACGAGCCAGTCATAGGCGAAGACCTCACAGTCATACGATATTAGTCTCACATACCCCCTCCTTCCTTAATGAAGTAACAACCATTCTTCCGATAGGTCGTACATCGCTTCTTATAGGACTTCACGAGGTAAGCTATATCGTCCACGAAATCGTAGGCGATAGGGTCTGACTTTCCATCGAAGGTACGAGCAATACGCCCGATACTCTGTGTCACCACAGCGTAGTCCTTCTGCGGGGTGGTGAGGTACAGACGCTCCAACCGTGGTACGTCCAGTCCTTCCTTCGCCAGTGAGTAGGTAGCAAAGAGGTATTTCTTCTTACCGCTCTTCATATCCTCAAGGGCCTGTTCTCGTTCAGCCTTGCCCTTTTTGGTTGTCATTTTGCCGCTTATCATCACAGAGTCCTTCTGCATATCAGCCGGAAGAAGACTTATCAATGTTTCGAGGTGATTCAGCCTGTCCGACAGAATCAGAGAAGGTCTCTGCTCAATGGAATCTGCAATGAGCTGATTCCGGGCGGCGTTTTCGGTGAGGTAGGTAATGAGTTTGGTGTAATTCAGCGTTCCGTCCGTATTAAGGGCCTCTTGGCTTATCTGCACACCTGTACCCACAGGGTAGATACCCACCTTCATAATCTTGTCAGCCACAGCTTCATCCGGGACTTTGTAGGCAACCTCACCAACGAGGGCGTAGGTGGCTTTAATCATTCCATCTGACCTGTGTACCGTTGCTGACAGACCGTACTTATGTCGCGCGGATAAACTGTTCAGCACTTTTTGGTATTGTGTCACGGCGGTAGGACTGCCGCTGACCCGGTGTACCTCGTCTGTGATTATGCAATCCCAGTAGTCCCGGTACTGTGAGAGGTCGAGCTTACACATCGTCTGAATCGTGGCGAAAGTGATTCCCTTACCGAGATTGACTTTTCCTTCCGTGATACTACCCATGAGGTCTTCGCTCATATAGAGCTTGGCTCGTTCCTTACTCTGTTTGATAAGGTCGAGTGTGTGACAGAGCCATAATGTACGGCGCCCCAGCCTTGCGGCGAGGGCAATACCCATCTGCGTTTTACCGCTCCCGGCGGCACTCTGTAATATTCCATATTGGGCGGCTGCCATCGCTTGTACGGCGGTTTCTTGGTAGTCATAGAGTGGAACATCAGCGTTATAATTTACCTCCACAGGGGCAGCAAATTCGCTCAAGAATAGTGCCTTATCGGTAATCTCTTTGGGGATAGAGCGAAGCACTCCAAAAGGAAGCACCAGCCCATTTCCTCGGACTTCAAACAGTGACAAGGTTTTAGGTGTATCTCCGAGCCAAAAGCCCATACGAGCTTTCTTGGCATACTCGGGGTTTGGTATGGTGAGATTTCTCTTGCACCACAGCACCATTTCCTTGGTAGGGTTCTCGACCGTCAGTGTGTTTGAGACTTCAATCAGCATTTCTTTAACCACCTCTCTATCGGCGTTCCATACTCTCGAATGTCTGTCAGATTCAGAACTGACTTCTCATAGGAGAGAGCCACCATTGAAAAGTGAGGAATCATAATGATTTCGTCCTCAACCTTGAGTGCGAACCAGCCCTCACCATTTCCACAGGCTTTCCATGTCTTCATAGCAAAATGCTGATTTTCCTCCACCCTTGAAAGTGGAAATCGGTTGTGAGAACACACCTTACAGTCAATGAGATACGCTGTTTTATTCTTTACTGCGATAACATCTGCTGGTTGTCCGGCGGCGTTCTGCGCCATGTTGTGACACCAAAATCCACGCTGAAATAGCAATTCACAAAATTCCATCTCGAATGAATTACCGATTTTCCTGTTACTCATTCGCAAGTTCCTCATATTCATTCATGACTTTCAGAACTTTCTCGGTATATCGGGTGGATGTTATTCCGTTTTTCCATGCCTTTTTTGCGCCATACTCGCCCATGTTGTACGCCATCAATGCTTGGTTGTAGTCTTTGTATTCTTTCAGATAAGACGCTACTATATGAATACCGCAATACACATTCTGATAAGGGTCTCGAATATCCGTCACTCGATAGTTCTTGCTCAACTGATTTGCGTTGATTGAGTTGATGAGCATGAGCCCACAGTCATTGGTGTCAGTAACTATCTCGGCGTTAAATCCGCTGCCCTCCTCGATCATTGCCAGCACCAGGGACTCAGGGACTCCCGTATCGCTACATACTTCCTGAATATGCTGCTGCAATTTATGAGACAGCGGAATATCGTAATATTCGCCATGACTCTGAGTTGCGTTTACCGGTTTCGTATCTACGCCCCTTTCAGCAGAATTTCGTCCTACTAAAATGCCACAAAGCAGTGATACAACAGTCACTATAGCCACGATAAGATATACATATTTCATGTTTAGTTTTCTACATTTTGTTCGGCTAAGTTGCCGGTTTTCGATAGCCATGTTTGGAATTCCTCCTCGTTCTCTGGATCAGAATAGAATCTGATCACTATATCATATAGTGGTCTCGATAATTCAACGGTTTGTGATGTTGATATAATCATTGGCGTTCACGCTCCATAAGCACCTTGTCACATTCTGCAAGAATGCGTCTTGCCTTGGGATAGGTGTACACACCTCGTAGAATACTCGACAACATAGGCGGCTGGACTTCGACTCCTCGCCTCTGTAGTGCAAAGATCATATCAACTTGCGACATCCCCAGCGCTTCCATTCGTTGCTTAATGTTCATTTTCTACCCTCCTTTATTATTTTTTGTTCTTAAATTCAGAATTCTATTGACACTGAGCCGAATTATTGTTATTATTCTTATTGGAATTATTACGGCATTAACTTCACGAAAATCGCCATTTTCGCGGAGTCGATTTCTTACTGCCAATTCGCGTTTCCTGAATTCTTGTTCTTATTCTAATTCTTATTATGCGAATTGTCAATAGGTTTTTTCTTATTTTCCGAATTTTTTTTTTTGCAGAGGAGAATTGCTATGACATTCGCAGAGAATATCAATCGTATCTGTGCTGAAAAAGGCACGAATCTGACCGCCATTGTAAAAGCTGTTAAGGGTTCGAGTTCTTTCGCAACAGCCATCAATACCAAAGGGTCATTGCCGAAGGAATCCGAAATGCTGGAAATGGCAAAACTTTTAGGGTGTTCTGTAATGGATTTCTTCGCGGACGAGGAAGACTTACCAGAGACCAAACCCACCAACGAAGACGAGAAAGACGTTCTTCGTATCTACCGAGGACTATCGCGGAGAGCAAAGCATGAGTTCATGTCAATGGCTTATGAATTTGAGAATCGTGAGGAGCTTGAGGGGAATAAGGGAACAACTGCGGCAGTGTGATAAGGCCATTCCCTTCGCTTTGATACATAGAAAGAAGATATTGGAGGTGAGACTATCAAAGCGGTAATATACGCTCGTTACTCAAGTCACAACCAACGAGAAGAATCAATCGAGGGACAGCTTCGTGAGTGTCACGAGTTTGCTCTCAAGAACGACTTTATTGTCGTAGACGAATACATTGACCGGGCAATCTCCGGTAAAACCGATCACAGGCCCAGCTTTCAGCGGCTTATCAAAGACAGCGAAAAAGGGCATTTTGACGCTGTGATTATGTACACGCTTGACCGCTTCGCTCGAAATCGGTACGACAGTGCCATCTACAAAGCAAAACTCAAGCGCAACGGCGTTAAAATTTTCTATGCCAAACAACCTATGCCCGACACCCCGGAGGGAATTATTCTTGAATCTGTCCTTGAGGGGTATGCGGAGTATTACAGTGAGAACCTTGCTCGTAGCATAAAGCGCGGTATGAAAGAAAACGCATTGCATGCCATCGCCATGGGTAGTCCTGTGTTAGGGTATCGAGTGGGAAGCAATCGCCAATATGAGATTGACCCAGTTGGAGCCAAAGCGGTTACAGCGATTTTCAACATGTACGCAGATGGCGTCTCCCGCACGCAAATCGTAAAATGGCTCAATGAACAGGGATTTAAGACAGCAAGAGGTAATGCGTTCTCAAAAAACAGCCTATCGAAAATACTCCGAAATCAGAAGTACATCGGCGTGTACAAATACGACGATGTTGTTTTAGAGGGTGCTGTTCCGGCAATTATCGATAAGGCCCTTTTTGAAAAAGTGCAAAATACTCTCAAACACAATTACACGTCACGGGCAAAATCGAAAGCCACCGAAGATTATCTGTTGACCTCAAAGGTATTTTGTGGTAAATGCGGCGAACCCCTGCTCGGAGAAAGCGGAACATCAAAAACCGGTAGAATATATCGTTATTACAAATGCGGCAACCGAAAGAAAAGAAAAGGTTGCACAAAAATTGAGAAAAAGGAATGGCTTGAGCAAACCGTTGTCAAGTTTGCTGTACAGCAAGTTCTTACAGACGAAAACATTGACAAAATAGCAACCCAAGCCATGGCGTTAATTGAAAAGGAATTTAAGGACACATCTGTTCTTACCGGTCTACAAGAACGACTGAAAGAAACAAATAAGAGAATACAGAATATAATGGCCGCAATAGAACAGGGCATTATCACAGCAACTACGAAAGAACGTCTTGAGAATCTGGAAGAAGAACGTCGAAATCTTGAGACTCAAATCGCAAAAGAAGAAACAAAAAAGCCCCTTCTGACGAAAGAGCGAATTGTGTTTTGGCTCGAATCGTTCAGAAAGGGTAATATTAAAAATATCGAATACCAACGGCGGATCATTGACACGCTGGTAAATTCAGTGTTTGTATATGATGAGGGCGAAAAAGGCAGAAAATTAGTGCTGACATTCAATATCTCAGGCAATAACACCTTCACTCTAAAAAGTTCGGATATTGAGTCCTCAGCTCCACCAAGTCCACTGTAATTTCGGTTACAGTGGCTTTTTTTATTTTCAGCGTACAAAAAGCAGCGGAACCACCAACCAATAGGAGGAAAACCATGCGCCAAAGGCCACTGAAACGAGCGCGATTCAAGAAAGCGCTTCCCGCCCTGTTCTGCGCCGGTATTGCCATACTGCTTCCCCTGCTCACCGGCTGCAAAAGAGAAGCGCCCACGGTTACCGAACCTACAACCGCAGTTACCACCACAGAAAGCGTCGCACAAACATTTGCCCGCCAGCGGGTGGAGGACAGCATTAAGACTGCGCTGGAGCTGGTGAAGAAGAACCCTGTCAGCGGCTGGTCCTCCACGGTCAGCTACGAATACCCACAGGACAATGCCGCCTATGCCGAGCTAAACGGCGACCAACAGGCACTCTATGACGAAATGCTCCCAACAGTGAAAGATTTGACCCCTTTTACATACACGGCCAAGGACCGGGGCTACACTGTGCTGGACAATGTTTTGATGGCTGCATCAGCGCTGTGTCGGGACCACCCGGAATATGAGAATTATTTTGATATAGAAGAAGTCGTAGAGGGCGACCGCACCACGGTTCTGCGGGCCTGCTACTTTTTGCCCTACGACGCAACAGGCGCCGCAGCGGATACCAAGCAGATAAAAGAGGAAATACAGATCTTTGAAGAAGAATGCAATTTGATCGTCAGCGCGATTCCAAAGACCTTTAGCACCTACGACAAGTACCGCTACTTAGCAGCGGTGATCTCCTTGCGCACCACTTATGACAACGACTCCTTCGGCGGCAAACCTACTGCCACCGCCTACGGCGCCATTGAAGGCGGGTCGTCCATTTGTCAGGGCTATGCCAGCGGATTTGAATACCTTTGCCACAAGGCAAATTTGTGGTGCACACAGGTCAGCGGCGCGTCCCAAGACACCGCCCACGCCTGGAACCTGATAAAACTGGAAAGCGGCACCTACCATGTAGATTTGACCTGGGCCGATGCAGACGGCAACACGCCGCTGGACCCCGCCTGGCAAAGCTATTTTATGCTGACCCAAGAGGAAATCCTGCTGGATCACCAAATGGATGACGGCACGGTGGCCACCGACAAAAATCAGCCCCAAACCCCAGCGCCGTAACGCCTGCGAAGATTGGGAGCGATAGTAAAAAAACAAAAGGACCTTGCAGCAGCAGGGTCCTTTATTAAGTCAAAATATCACTCTTTCACCGTCAAGGCACTGAATGCGTCGCGAACGGTGCGCACCGGCACAATATCCAATTCTTTTTTAAGGTCCTTTGACAGGGATTTGTAATTATGGAATGGGATCACACAGCGCTGAAAGCCCAGGCGACCGGCCTCCTGCACGCGCTGTTCGCAATGGCTGACAGCGCGAATTTCGCCTGCCAAGCCGATCTCGCCAAAGGCCAGCACCTTGTCGCCGATCACCGCGTCCTTCAGCGAAGACACCAGCGCCATTGCCACAGACAGATCCGCCGCCGGCTCGTCCAACCGCAGACCGCTGACCACATTAATATAAGCATCCATGGTGTTGAAGAAAAAGCCCGCTCGCTTTTCCAATACCGCAATGAGCATTGCCATACGGTTAAAATCAAAGCCGGTGCTCATACGCCGGGGCGTGCCGAAGCCGGTTGCCGTTACCAATCCCTGCACCTCCGCCAAAATGGGGCGAGAGCCTTCCATTACACAGGCCACACAGGTGCCGCTGGCGTTCTTCGGACGACCGGAGAGCATCATCAACGAGGGATTTTCCACTTCCAAAAGCCCCTCTTGGGTCATCTCAAACACACCGATCTCATTGGTAGAGCCGAAGCGGTTCTTCACCCCTCTGAGAATACGGTAAGAGTAGTTCCGCTCGCCTTCAAAATACAGCACCGTATCCACAATATGCTCCAGCACCTTAGGTCCGGCAATGGCGCCGTCCTTGTTCACATGGCCTACTACAAAAATAGGGATACCATAAGTTTTGGCTGTGTGCATAAAAATATTGGTGCACTCCCGCACCTGGGTCACGGATCCGGCAGAAGAAGTCACCTGATCGTACACCATGGTTTGAATGGAGTCAATGATCACAATATCCGGCTTTTCGCTGCGAATGGTCTCTGCGATACTGCCCACATCCGTCTCTGCCAAAATGTATAGACTGTCCGTAGTCACACCCAGCCGATTGGCACGCAGCTTGATCTGATTGGCAGACTCCTCGCCACTCACATAGAGAATGGTATGGTGCTGACCCAAGTGCTGACAGGCTTGCAGCAAAATGGTGGATTTACCGATACCCGGATCG